CAAAGAAGCATTGGTTGTTCTTGTTGCTGGATCCTGAGGTGCTGAAAAGATATCAGTAACAGATGATACAATGTTATTTGGTAAATTGATTAGTTGTTCAAGAACTGAATTACCAACAAATTTATTAATATAATTTGGAATAGGAAGAATCACCTCAAATCTGGATGGTTTTGCTGGGCCATCATGCGATTTAATGTTAGTTAAAAATAATTGTGGTGAAAAAGACATTAGAATTTTTTCCTAGAATCTGCGTAAACTTTATTTTTTGTTGCGCCTATAAAATATTCATATGGAATTAAGGCAGCTATATCCCATTCTTCAGCAGGTATCTCTAAGAACCTACTGTCAACGTGTTTATAAAGGTACCTCTTGATACAAGGAGTACCTTCAAAAATTCTGGAGGCATTTTTAAGTGTGTGATACCTCAAACGAAACTTTGTGGTTTCATCGTAGTCATCATTATTTAAAAATACACTCAATTTGTCTAAAAGGATAATCCGTTGCTTTGGGCTGATATAATGCAAATTCAGGCCTAGAAAACCGTCTGGGTAACGTTCAATTGGTATAACCAATGGGAACCTATCGTAATATGGCAACGAATCCTTTAACTTAGGGTCATAAAAATAAAAATACATACAACCCAACATCGACCTATTTTTTATCTTATCACGGTCTTTCATTAACGCCGTGCGCTGAGGTGATAAATTCTTCACCTTAGCTTTTAACCACTCTCTAGCTGCATTGGTTCTTGGTTCTAAACCTTCTTCCGATAGCTGCTGAGTGATTCTTTCTAGTAAATAAGCCATACTCTATTTATACTCAAAAATAAAGTCCATTATTACCTTCTTTTTAGCAGCAAAACCTTATAAGTATCGGTGTTCCGCTTTAAAGATAAGGTTATAGTAATCCAAGTTCCTGTTCCGTTACCACGAGGAACTTCCACCCATGTTCCTGACAGAATATGTCCGCAGCTCTCCACTTCTCCTGATTAACCGCATAGGTTGCCATCTCTTGTAGAAACCTCTTGGTTTTCCTTTTTTGAATGGGCATCTTTGTCTGTGCCATTGGCTTTACCTCAATAATGTAAGTCATTACCTTGCCGTCTTTCAACCTCATCTTGGCGATAAAATCTGGAAAGTAGCGGTGCATTTTATTGTCGATTGGAGACTTGTATGGTACTGCCAATTCTTCTGACGACCACCAGAGAACATTCGGATGTTCATCGAGCCATTTCATTACCCTACGTTCCCATGTTGACCGATAGACGATGTTATCCGCATCACCTTTATATTTGGTGGGGTGTCTTGGATTGAACCATCCTTTATAAGTTTTGCCAAATGTCATATAAATATGTAGTAAATCTCCATAGGATACTAAATGGCACTTTTCAATCTCACCGACATTAGTTTTAAGGCTCCAGGTTCAGCAAAAGGACCCCTCGCTTCTCTAACTGAAAATTCAGAGTATGCGTCATCAACACTTCGTTTTCCTAGTGATGTTGGAAGTAGTGATAAAGCTCACTACATGGTTATTAATATAAATGAACAAAAATACACTCAGTTTTCTGGTCAAGCTTCCGAAAAAGATAAACCATTTGTTACTCAAAATCGTATAGATAATCCAGCTTTACAACCAAATATAGGTGGAATAAAAACTCTTTTGGATACAGCTCTATCAACTGATGCTGGTAAAGTTGTGCAAGAAAAATTTCAAACTAGTGTTAATTCTCTTTTAGGTGGTCTTTCCAGCACAGGTAAAGCAGGAGAAGTTTTAGCTGGTTTTGCAAGTGGAGTTGGTAATGAATTAACGCAATATATAAAAGCTATTGATCCTATTGAGTTTACAAGAACAATTCGTAGAATTAAAAACACAATTGTTTTGTATATGCCTGATACATTAATGTTTTCGCAAAGTCAAAATTATGACCAACTCAATATTGGTGGAGGTATTGTTTCTGGCATGATGTCCGCCGCTGGATCATTAATGGATACAAAAAAGAATAATCCGCAAGCCAATAGTCAAGATTTATCCCATCTTTACGGAAAAAATTTAGCACCGTTTTTTGCTAGTGCTGCTTTAAATCAATCCTCTCTTGGCAAAACAATTTTTGCCGCTGCTACAGGCACAGTTGTTAATCCAATGATGGAGATACTTTATAGTTCTCCAACGCCTCGTAATTTTCAATTTGATTTTCAGTTTAACCCAAGAGATGAAAAAGAAGCAAAAGAAGTTCAAGACATTATTGATAGTATTAGATTTTTTCAAGCTCCTGAAATTAAAGAAGGAAAAGGAGGTTTCTTTTTAATTCCTCCTGCTGAATTTGATATTAGTTTTTATTATAACGGAAAAATTAATCCAAATATACCACCAGTATCTACTTGTGTATTATCAAATGTTAATGTAAATTATGCTCCAAATGGTTTTTCTACTTATGAAATTCCTAATGAAACTAGTGCTCAAATTGGAAGAACTGGTATGCCAGTTTCAATTATTATGCAATTGTCATTTATGGAAACTGAAATGGTCTATAAAAATAGTAATTTGTTAAGAAGGCCTGCTGGAATTGGAACTTCAGCAACACAACGAAATGCAGATATCTCTGCAGCTTATAATACAGCAGAATTGGGTCAAGTTCAGTTCCGTCAAGAATAAAAAAAACAATCATGTCAAAATATTTCAACTACTTTCCAAAAACTTTTTATAAGTTAAATGAAAATTCAAACGATGTTGATGTTGTTACAAATATAACATCTCGTTTTGGATTTGAACAATCTTTTAAAAATAATTCTGCTGTTTATTATGAATATGATGTGCAAGATAGTGATACTCCAGAAATAATTGCAAATAAGTTTTATGGATCTCCAGAACGTCATTGGGCAGTTTTAATGATAAATGATATTGTGGATCCACAATTTGATTGGCCTCTTGACCAAAGAACAATCATTTCTTTTATTGATGAAAAATATACTGCAAATGCCAATTCAGGCCAATCTGGAATAGCTTGGGCTCAATCAAATATACATTCATATTATAAAGTAGAAACACGCACCTCAAATTCAACTGAAGCTGAACTGCAATCAAAATTACAAATTGATGCAAATACATATGCTAATGTGGCAGCAACAACAACAAATTTAACTTTAGATGATGGTAATTCAATTACAATTAAAGTATCTAAAGAAAACAAATCATATTATGATTATGAGGTTGAAGAAAATGAATCTAAGAGAACCATTAAATTGTTAAAGCCAGAATTTGTTTCATCCATTGAAGAAGAATTTAAAATTATTTTTAATACATAATGTCCGTTGAAATAAATCAAACCACACAATTTAAAATAAAAGATTTATCAATTATATCAAAGTTTGGTAAAATTGATATAGGCGGAGCATTTGAAGAATTAAACATTTTTGATACAATGTTAATGCCTTGTATGTCAGGCAATATTGTTATTAGTGATGCTATAGGCCTTTCTCAAAAATTATATTTTGACGGTAGTGAGAGTATCAGTATTGATATTTCTAAAAGTAATGAAAATTTAGCTTCAATTAATATGAAAAAAGTATTTAAAATTTATAAACAAACAGATAGAAAAAATGAAAACCAAACTTCAGAAAGTTATATTTTACATTTTGTTTCTGAAGAATTTATATATTCCTTGCAACAAAAAATTAATCAATTCTTTACCGGTTCATATAGTTCTGCAGCTAAAAAAATATTAAAAAATTATTTAAAAGTTAAAACTCCAATTTTTGTTGAAGAATCTCAAGGCCTTCACGATTTTATTATTCCTTTATTATCGCCTTTTGATTCTCTTAATTGGTTAGCTACTCGTTCTTTAAACAATAAAAATTTACCTAATTTTATATTTTTTCAAAACAAATACGCTTATAATTTTACATCTTTAGATACAATTTTTTCAAATAAAGAAATTGCAAAAATTAATTTCAATCCAAAAAATACAAGCACTTCAATAGAAAATGATGAATTTTATGGTGCAAGAGATGTGAGGGTAATCTCTCAATTTAATATAGCACAAAATATATTAGATGGAGCATACTCTGGGAAATTTATTGGATTTGATGTTTTAACTAGAAATTTAAACATAAATTCAATTCCTTTTAATAATGTTTACACTAAAGGAAAACACTTAAACAAATATCCTAATGTTCCAATTGCAAAAAATAGGCAAAATTTAAATGTTGATGAAATGACTGATTCTAAAATAAATTTATATCCATTTATGTCAACAAGAGTGAACAGTTCATATGTTAAAAAAAATTACAATCGAAATGCAACCATCATAGATGACACGGATAATTATATTTTCCAAAGAGCTGCTTTACTATCAAATCTAATTGCAACCAGATTACAAATAACTTTGCCTGGTAATTTTTCTCTTTCTTCAGGATTCAATGTTTATCTTAAATATCCAAAACGAGGAGTTTATGATAACCCATCCGAAGCTATGGATAAAACTTTAGAGGGTAAATACTTAATTGTGGCCGCAAGACACATAATTAGATATGATAGACATGAAACTTTACTTGAAGTTGCTAGTGATTCAAGCAATCGTCCTTTAGTAACACAAGGATAAAAATGGAAAAAGTAAATTTTGCTGGTAAAAATGGTTTTATATGGTGGGTTGGAATTGTTGAGGACCGACTTGATCCTTTAGCGATTGGCCGGTGCCGTGTAAGAATATTTGGATGGCACTCTGAAAAAAAGACTTTGGTTCCTACAAAAGATTTACCTTGGGCTCACCCAATGCAACCAATTAATAATTCTAAAAATTTCTCTGCTCCAA